GCTTACTAAAGCACGTAGGTTTTATCTATGGAAAGCTGGACAGTTAAAGAAGATCAAACGTGCTTACAATAAAAGGTTTCGTAAGTATAACAAGGAGATAAAAGATGCGGGATGACATAATTAAAGTATTAAAAATTACTGATAATGAAGATGGATCTGCTCTTGTAGAACTAGAGATGGACCCTGATACATACGCTAAAGTATTCAACGCAGGGTTTGTACACCTAGTAGAAAAGGGATTAGAGAATGAGCATGTGCGGTGAGATAGAAAACTTACAGCGTCAGATATATAAATTAGAGGATGAGTTAGCTAAATTAAATAAAATACTATGGGAGTATAAAAAGAATGTATGAGATATATAGCATAGCCAACTGCCCCTTTTGCCTAAAAGCTAAAGAGTTACTTAGGGAAACTGGTAAAGGTTTTACAGAATATGCTATTGATATACAACCAAGTATGGGTAAATCCATAATGGAAAAGTCTTCAATGAATACTGTACCCATCATCTACCATAAGGATGAATTGGTGGGTGGATATAACGATCTAAAAATACACTTAAACAAATAAAGAAAGGACGCAATATGCGCCTAGTATATGATATAGAATGTAATGGTCTTACTCCTGATACTATCTGGATGATTGTTGCACAGAACTTAGATACTAATCAGATCTATAAGTTCTCTGACCATGATAACCTACATGGTACTATCGCTGATGGTGCTGCACTACTACAGAACGCAGAGCTATTGGTAGGCCATAACATTATCGGTTTCGATAATATGGTCATGGATAAGATATGTGGTACTACACTCAATGAGAAGCGAGTACATGATACGTGGGTTATGTCTCAGGTATTACGCTACAAACGTAACCATCGTCATGGTCTGGCTGGTTGGGGTGAGAGCCTTGGTAATAGTAAGATTACATATGAAGATGGTTGGGATGCTTACTCGCGTGAGATGTTACGTTATTGCGTACAAGATGTTCGTGTGAATGTTGATGTCTACAATGAGTTGCTCATAGAGTACAAGAAGGTAGCTGAATTTAACCCTAAGATTAAGTTGGGTATGCAAGCTGAACATGAGACAGCCAAGTTCAATGCATTCTGCAAGAACAAGGGCTGGTACTTTGACATGAAGGAGGCTAAGGAACTACTAGGTACTATGCAGCAACGCATGGCTGAAATCTCAAACACTATCGAACCCCAGATGGGTACTAAGGTTGTGTTCATAGATAAAGAACCTAAAACTCCTAAGTATAAAAAGAATGGTACATACACCGCGACTACTGCCAAGCTGCTTAGTGAATATTTTGAAACGAAAGTCAGCATCGAAGACACCCATCTCGCGGGTCCAAGTTTCGAATTCCAACGAACAACTAAGGAACAGTCTAAACTGGGATCGCAAGAGGCGGTTAAAGAGTGGCTCACAACAATTGGATGGAAGCCCGATGAGTACAACAGAAAGAAAATAGGACGTGAGTGGGTAACTACTGGTCCTAAACTTACAACATCATCACTATCTAAACTTGGTGAGGTTGGCTTGATGGTTGACGAGTATTATGTACTACGCCACAAGGCATCTCTTATGGAAGGTTGGGTAGAACGAGTGGAGATTACAGATGATAAGCGACTTCATGGTAACATGTGGACTATTGGTACTCCTACCTTCAGAGTCCGTCACGAAGTTATTGCAAACCTTCCGGGGATTGAAACACCTTGGGGTAAAGAGATTCGTGGGATGCTTAAGCCTGATCCAGGGACTGTTATTGTCGGTGCTGACTCAGCTGGTAATCAGCTACGTGGTCTTTGTCATTACGTTGGGAACGATGATTTCACTAATGAAGTACGTTATGGGGACCAACATCAACGCAACGCTGATGCTCTGGGATGCAGTAGGGGTATCGCCAAAGGGTATCTATATGCTTATCTTTTTGGCGCTGGTGATGCTAAGTTGGGGCAAGTCCTTACAGGTAAATCAAACAGTGAAGTAGGGCGTAAGTCTCGTATTAACTTCTCTAAAGGCATTAAGGGTTTGGAAGAACTGAAGAAGAAACTATTAGGTATCTGGAACAAGACCTCACACAATCAAGGTGATGGTTGGTTCCCTGCACTTGATGGACGCCCAGTCTTCTGTGGTTCAGGTCATCAGACTTTGAACTACTTACTCCAAGCTGCTGAAGGTGTAACTTGTAAAGCTGCACTGATGTGGGCATGGGATAAGATTAAAGAAGAGAAGCTACGTGCTGAACCTCGTTTGTTCTACCATGATGAGATGGCATTCCAATCACACCCCGATGACGCTAAACGTGTTGGGGAAATACTAAAAGAATCTTTCACTGCTGGCCCAGAACTGTTCGGTGTAACATGTATGGATGGTGGTGATTATGTAATCGGAGAGAGTTACGCAGATGTTCACTGATAATGCAGTAATACTGGTAGATTCAGACTCAATATACTTTCGCATGGCTTGTGTTACAAAGAAGCAGAAAGATATACGAGTAGGTATCGACAACACTATGAAAGAGATCCAACAGAACTGTGGGTCTGATAGTTTCCTAGTGGCTATTAAAGGGAGGGGTAATTTCCGAAAGGATATTTACCCTCACTACAAATCAACTCGAAAGGACTTGGAAGATGATGTAAAGAAAGCATTGAACTACGGGCATAATTATATGGTTGAGAAATATAAAGCTGTCGAAGCAGATAACATGGAAGCTGACGATCTTGTCAGTATATGGGCTGCTGAATGTCGAGAAGCAGAGCAAGAGTATACAGTCGTTGGGATTGATAAAGACTTACTACAAATTCCCGGCACTCACTACAACTTTGTAAAGAAGGAGATACAAGAGATCTCTGAGGATACTGCAGACCTAAAGCTAATGCTTCAGTGTCTAACTGGTGATCGATCAGATAACATTCCCGGAATTAAGGGGATCGGTCCTAAGAAAGCAGAGAAGATCCTACATGGTGTACCTATGGAACGTAGGTGGAACCGAGTACGTGCCGCATGGCGAACAAACGGGGCGGGAGATCCAGAGATTTCTAAACGTCTATTAACAATGATAACATCTTGGGAAGAGTTAGATGACATTAAAGAACAAATTAGTGAACACAAATCGAAAGCAAGAATTAGCAACCATAAGTCGAAAGCAGAAACGGAAGTTCATAGGGATGCTGAAGACTGAAATAGGTTGCACCGATTGTGGATATGATAGGCATCCAGATGCACTAGCCTTTGACCATCTACCTCAGTACGAGAAGTTACACAATGTTTCTCGTATGATCTCTCAAGACAGGGATATAGGTGCAGTGCTTGAAGAGGTGTTTAAAACAGAGATAGTGTGTCACAACTGCCACGCTATTAGAACAGCGGAGCGTAGAAATGGAACAGCTATTCCAGATGAAACCTTTATCAGCCAACAGGATGTTTGTGCGAAAGGGCAGGACAACCTACAAGACATCTGATTACAAGAGGTTTCAAGAAGAGATGGCAGCTATCCTCATGGGCGAAGAGTGGCCTTATGGGGATAAGCCTGTACATTTCATTGTGTATGCTGGGCTATCTAATAAAGCCTCAGACTTAGACAATATAATTAAACCATTACTAGATACATACCAAAACATATTTGAGGAGTTCAATGACAAAACTGTCCAAGGTATCATCTTACAACGAGATAGAGTCAAACGAGGAGGAGAGTATCTCTGGGTCCGAGTTACAGAAACAAAAGAACTTGAAGTGGGATTCAAAGCACTCAAAGACTCGTAAGAAACGAAACTATAATAGAGATCTTAAAGAAGAAAGGGACTTCAAGTGAAGACTAATTGTGAAAGTTGTGGTAGCTCAGATGCTAACCACGTTTATAATGATGACAACCCAAGGACACACTGCTTCTCATGTGGGAAGACTGTGTTCAAAGAAAGTAGTAATAGAATGAATAATGTAATTGATGATGATGACATACTAGATATGATATCAAGCCCAATTCTGGGAGAGATAGGAAGTTATCGTAGTTACCCTATAACATCTCGTGGTATATCACATTCTATTGTGGACCACTTCCAAGTAAAGATGTCTGTAGATACTAATGGTAAACCCCTAGCTCATTACTATCCTTGGACAGTCAATGGTGACATTACAGCATACCAAGAACGTAAGTTACCAAAAGACTTCCGCGTTTATGGAGACTTTAAGAATGTCGAATTATTCGGACAACGACAAGCAACTTCAGGATTTACGTTGGTTATCTGTGAAGGGGCCATCGATGCACTCAGTGTGGCGCAGGCGTACAAAGAGAAGTACGGAAGAACCTATTCTGTTGTTGCTGTACCTTCTTCATCTTCTACCTCTGTGCCTCTTGCTCAAAGGGATTGGATAAACAGTTTCAAAACTGTAGTGATCATGATGGATCAGGATGAGGCTGGTAAGAAGATGGCTGACTTCCTAGGTAAGATGATTAAACCGGGAAAAGCTAAGATAGCTAAGCTTCCAGAGAACGATGCTAATGAAACACTAATGAAGCATGGTTGGAAGACTCTTATGGAATGCATATGGAATGCACAGAGTTGGAACCCATCTGGTATTGTTACAGGTGAACCCATCTGGAACCAATTCAAGCAACGTCAAAACGTAGAATGTGTACCATACCCTGATTGTCTCAGTGGTTTAAACAAGAAGCTAAAAGGAATTAGACATGGTGAGATTACTCTATTCACTTCTGGAACTGGCAGTGGTAAGTCTACTGTTATCAAAGAGATTATCTTGGATCTTCTCTCAAAAACAACAGACCGGATTGGGCTTATTAGTTTGGAAGAGAGCGTTGGAGACACGGCAGAGAAATTCATTGGGATGGCTCTTAAGAAGCCGCTTAATGAAGACACACCTCCAGATGAAGACGAACTTAGAAGAGGATTTGATGAAGTCTTTGGAGATGAAAGACTTGTCCTACTCGACCACCAAGGATCTGTAGGTGATGATAGCTTGATCGATAAGATTGAGTACATGGCCCTCATGGGTTGCAAGTACTTAGTGTTAGATCACATTACTATCGCTGTCTCAGAGGGTAGTGATGGGCTATCAGGTAATGAAGCTATCGATAAGTTTATGTCAGACCTCCTTAAGATTGTGAAGAGGCATAACATATGGCTTGGTTTAATCTCACACTTGCGTAAAGCACAGGGTGGTAAAGCCTTTGAGGATGGTAACATCGCATCAATAGATGACATCAAGGGCTCTGGTTCTATCAAACAGATCTCATTTGATATCGTTGCATTCTCTAGGAACTTGGTGGCAGTTGATGACTATGAACGTAACACAGTTACCTTCAGGGTTCTCAAGTCTAGGTTCACTGGTCAAACAGGAGATGCGGGGTGTGCATCATATGATACTAAAACTACCCGACTCATAGCCAAGGAGGAAGGTTTTGATTACGTAACTACATAAGGAGAATACATGTCAGCAGTCCAAGAGATAGTTGACTACCTTGTTAAGAGAGTAGATGGGGTAAGTCCTGCGAGGCGTAGACCCCACTTAGCGGGGCTACTGCTTAGGCTATCGGTAAACTATAGTGAACGTATGGAAGACTACGTTCTAAAAGCCATCGCAATTATGCAGATGCAATTCACAAAAGATACTAGCTCCAGCCCATCAGGCACCACCACATTGACTAATGCTTCAACGAAGATAGGTCAGAGTGTTGGTAGAGAGCTAGATCGGGAACCCCTACCTTGGGGTTCTCAAGTATCCATAGGTGACCTCTTTGTTGAGGCGCTATATAATTTAAACTTTGTTGAACTATCCTATGCTAAAACAAGGAACAGTTGTCACGTTGTGTCAGCTGCCCCTAGGTGGTTTGAGCTAGGTGTTATTCCAGATAGGGGTGCAAGCTTTCCTCTAGCTGCCACTACTACAAAAAGACCTATTAACATAACTAAAATGTTCCAACAGATCAATGGGGTAAATAGGCCAGTGATTA